CCATAAAATTTTACTATTATCATATTTTAGCTATTGTATACCAAAAGCACAGTAAAAGTCAATACCACTTTTTTATACCACATAGCTGTATATAGCATACCGTAATGCATCTGCTATGTGACTATGCCTGTCATGCTTGGGTCGCTCACGCACTAAGCCTTCACGATCGTCCCAGCGATACTGATCTAACATAGCTAATGTATGTTCGCAGTTTTTGAGTACACGCAGCCTACCTTGCTGTATAATTGTTTGTAGATAGGCAATACCAGGTAGTACGTCTTTTTTAGCTTTGGTAGTTGAAATGTCATAGGTATAGGCAAGATCACTGGAAAATTGTGCAGCAGCACTGTCTATAAAAATTACCTCTGGACTGTGCCTGTCAATTATCCTGTGAAAATGTTCACTATGCTGTGCAGTGCTGCGCTCTGCTTCACAGTAGTCATGCACAACCCAGTAGTACTCTGTTGCGGGATCATAAACTACCACAACAAATGCTGTGGCGTCACGATAACCTGGATCACAGCCGGCAAAAGCTTCACCACGTACTGTAGGTGGTAGTTCGTCTAAGATATACTCAGCTAAGAAACCTTCATAGATCTGACCCAAGTAGCTGGTAAAGCTGGCCATGTACTCTTGCTCAAACTCCGATTTGGGCATTGAACGCCTAGCTTCTGCCACATCTTGTGCACTCATGCGAGTATTCTCAGTATAATCCGCCTGTATGCTGATCCACTCTGGAAACTGCGGGTCAAAGCCACGCTGATAAAACTGACTAAACCAGTTTTGACGCCCACGTGGCGTCGATATAAATATGGCCTTTGCACCAGGCTTGTCTAGTGTAGGGCGCAGTGCAACGTTAAAAGCACGCTCACCATGCTCCGACAGGGCAGCTTCGTCAAATATTATAAGATCATAGCTACGGCCTACTGTGCTATCAACTGTGCTAATTGAACCCATTCTAATAGTTGACCCATTGCCTAATTCAATAACTTTATCTTTTAGGTTATCGCGCTCTACTTCCAGGTCAAAATGCTTGATCAATTTACGCTGCAGCTCAAATGAAATCGAGCTCAGGTTATAATTTGGACTAATAATTAATACATTACACTGTGGTACTAGTGTAACTAGTTGGCCTATAATGTTGGCTATGTAGGTTTTGCCTAGTCTGCGTGCAAGTGCAGCGCAAATAAAACGGTACTGCGGGCTATTAACACTATTAATTAGTGCAATCTGTGGACGATTGATGGTATCATACATATTCATCAATCTAAGGTAGTTATCAATAGGCAGTTTTATAAATCTCGTTGTGGCAGGATAATCTGTAATTGTTTCGGTATCAATATCTTGTCTGCTTACTACTAGCACTAAACGTCCCCACTAATTAATTTGTGTATTAATTGACTGTATTTTGTTCCATCATCGTTAATCTGTACGTTAACTTGCCGCTGTGGTGCACTTTCAGTGCGCAATTTTTGCAGCTGTATTTCGCGGTCTAGTAGGTCCATGCTCATTTTATGGCTGAGGTGTAAGAGGTCGGCAATATCCTTGCCCGATCCAACGCCAGCTTCCTCCAATTCCTCAAACTTGCGCTTGATAACCGCGTCCATGGCACGTCGCATAAGAAAGCGGTTGTTGTAACCACTGTCAAAAAATACGCGATCTACGTAGCCGCGTACTTCTGGTCTGGCTAAGATTTCACATACCCTGTCAAGTGGTACGCCTAATTCCTGTGAAACCACCTCACTGCTATTAGTTTGTAGATAGCAGTTGGCTACCTCAAGAGCTTCTGGGCTTATTTGTAAGGTTTCTGCGGGTAGGTGTTCCATGTTAAACCTCTATTAAGTTATCACGAAATATTTCCCAACATGCTTGCCATGTCCAACGTAAGCTACTTTGATAAACAACTTCACGATCTAATTCAAGTGCACGAATGGTTGCCAAGGCTAAGTCATCATTTAGACAACCGTTTACCTCAGGTTCAACTACATCTAGCGGTCCTGGTACTGGGTATGCTGCTATGGGCGTACCACAAGCAATTGCCTCCAGCATTACTAAACCAAAAGTATCCCACCTGCTGGGAAATACAAACGCATCTGCCTGTTGAAAATAACTGGCTAACTCGTGGCCAGTTTTATATCCTGCATATTCTACATCAGTATACGTGGCTTGTAGGTACTTGAGCTGTGGTCCGTCTCCTACTAAAATCTTGTGTGTACCAGGTATGGCTAACCTGCAGAAATCTTCCAAGGATTTTTCCGCCGACACGCGGCTAACACACAACAAAACTTTTTTGCTGTTTACACTACGCGGTGCTGGTACAAAGTATTGGCGATTAACTCCACGAGTCCAAGCAACTACGTTTGTTAAACCCTGCAGTTCAAGCTCACGCTTAACTGTATTAGTAGTTGTTAAACAACGACCACTGTGCTTGTGAAACCAGCGAATATATCGCCAGGTTAGGCTAGGTGGAATCTTTAATAGTTTATGTAATCCTTCAGGAAAACGAGTGTGATAGCTAGTATTATAAGGGATATGATTATTTGTAAGATAAATTCTAGCGCGCAAACCAACAGGACCTTCTGTGGCGATGTGTATATAATCCGGATGTATCGTCTCAATCTTCTTGGCCAGATTTGTGGCCAGGGCAAGCTTAACTTCCGGATAGCCAGGGCAATTAACATAGCTGAAGTCATTGGGACCAAGATAAACAATGTGATGGTCGTCCAAAACAGCAGGTGCCTCCATGTTTTTGTAGGTAGTAACCACACCATTGATTTGCTCCGGTAAGTTATCTGTTACGACTAGTATCTTTTTCACATCTTCCTTCCACACGAAACCAGGGAAACTTTACCCAGCTTGTCATTGATTGTAGCGCTAGCTCACAGCTAGGCTTGTCTAAAAATTGTAATTGTATCCTACCAGGTACATCACTTGGATCGTAAATGTTAACTACTGCTAGGAATAGGATCCACATCTTGTTTCTCTACTATTGTGTGCCACTCTACTATGGCAAATGTTCCTGCATAATCCTCTACTAGTGCAGTGCAACTTTCCACCCAGTCACCATCGTTCATGTATATAATGTCACCAATCAATTTAATTTCTGCTTTGTGTATGTGTCCGCAAATAACGCCGTCAAAGTGTCGCTTACTACAGTACTGGGCTAGTGTTTGCTCAAACTTAAACATGAAATCTACCGCCCGTTTAACGCGCTGCTTTAGGAACTTTGAAAAACTCCAGTATCCAAAGCCCAGTTTATGTCGCCACCAGTTGTACTTGGTGTTGAGTTCTAAGAGTACGTCATAGGCTTTATCTCCCAACCAAGCTAGCCAGGGTGCTATACGTGTAATACCGTCAAATAAGTCGCCGTGAATTAATAGGTATCGTCTACCGTCTATGCCTACATGAACCCACTGATTGGCTATTTTTATCCTGCCAAAACTAAGGTCATAGGGTATGAGTGGTCGTAAAAATTCGTCATGATTGCCAGCAATCCAGATAACTTCAGTGCCACGTTTAGCATGCTTGAGTACTTGTCTGACTACCTCTGTATGCGATTGACGCCATGACCACTTATTTTGTTGCGCTTTCCAGGCATCTACAATGTCCCCTAATAGGTAAATTGTTTCTGCACTATTATTTTTTAAGAAGTTAACTAGTAGTTCACCTTTGCAGCCACGGCTACCAAGGTGAACATCGGAGATAAAAATGGCCCTATATTCCATGTGTGTGCTCCCCAATTTATTAGTTTGATTATATCACAATGGTTAGTGTTTTTCAAGCTGAGGATTTGGCACCCTAGCTGTTTTCGAAAATTTTTGTTGTAGTACGCGTGTTGGTGGGCCCCTAGCGTTCTAATAACTATAACGTCCGATAACCGCCCTGGTCGTGTATAAATTCTATAACCTATAGCATTCCATTATAAATTCTATAATCTATACCATTACATTATAAATTCTATAATCTATTACACCACCTGCTCGAACTCTCCGAGATGCTCGAACTCTCCGAGGTGCTCGAACTCT